CACATACGGGAACGGTATTAACCGTTCCAGAATCTCATCCAGGTAACTGCACGTTCTCTCAAGACCAGCATGAAATAACTGGTTTCTGAGAGATACTGCAGACACAATCTCTGCTGCGTGCTTCCGGTTACTCGGGAGGACTCTACGAAGGCGAACAACAGAAACGTTGACGCCATCATAGAACTCAGCGCCACAAGACTCTCTGAACTTTCCAGTCCAGAAAGACTTAGAGGCGTTGACTCGAAGCCCGAAAGCTTCGAGCTCCTCTATAACCGCAGGCACAAAATCTACCGGGACAATAATATCGTCCCCGTAGACGCGCACCCGACCATAGAAAGACTCAATGTCTTTCTTGGTCAATGGCCGATTGAGCACTCGCTCGATCGCTACGAAGATGATCGTCGTAAAGACAATCGCTTCGAAGGGGAAGCAGAGTGCTGAACCCATGGACGCGAACTTAGTGAGGGTGATAGTTTCATCAACACCAGCACTAAGAACATGAGCCTTCCGGCTTCTTGTCGCATCCACCGCTTGGCGAAGCCAGCGATGATTTTTGACAAGGAGACGTACATGCTCATTGGAGACCCTGTCCGAAGCTTCACTCAAATCAAGTGTGGCGAGAGCTCCAGTAACGGAGCCCTCTCTCGCGAGCCGTTGGTTTGGCTCTTGAGATTCGAACATTACGAAATTCCTCGCGTAGTCATCGCGTGGAATCTCTTGCATCATAACCGAGAGAACCCCCTGCTGCATATACTGCATACAGGTAGGTTCAATGGCAATGATGCGTGGGGACTTCAGCGTCTTGGGGACGAGGATAACCCTTACAGGTTCCTCATCCCCAGGTTCGAGGATACTAACTCGCTCCGTCCTCTCAAGGAAGGAGTAGCTTGGAATGAGATTTTCCCAGTGAGGGAAGATCTCCTCCAGCCTTCGGGTCCACGACAGATTATTGTACTTCGCGTTGCCGCGAAGCTTATCTGCAGTGGCACCTGGCCCATGCTTCGGAACCACGGACTCGTGATAGATACTCGTATCTATGCGCGAGAACAGGGAAGCCCAAAGCAATACCCCAACACGGCCGAAACGTTCGAAACGATCTCGTTTCGAAGCGTCGACCGGGAGGGTACTGGCAAGGTGTAGATCCTGCTCACACTTGAGGTAGCCTCGCAAAGCATGCAATTCCCTTTTCGGGGTGCATGGGAGGGCTATCTTGCCAAACACCAGACAAATCTGGCGAACGGCTCGAATAGCCCCGATGTGAGGATCATCAAGCAATCGACCACTACCACGATCGAACACAAGGTCAAGGAAACCTCCAAGAAATTGGGGGAGACCGCCAGTCTTGTTGAAAGACAAGAACTGGTCGTGACCCACGAAGCCCTGTTCGAGACTTCTCTCGAAGTCCTTACAGAATTCCGGGAGGGTTATCGTAAGAAACGATAATCCTTCGTGTTCGATACGTCTCATGATTGTTTTGCAATCACGAGTGGTGCTTGTGCCGCATCGTGTCCCCATATCAATGAGGACACACCGCATGAACGTGGTCAGGCTTTTCAATGCCCCTCCTTAACGGGGGTTGGCATTCCTCAGCTCGACCATATCACGTTGAGAGCCCAGTTACTAGCTCTCACCACCCAGAAGCTGGGTGACCTTGGCACCAGACGAAGCCGTGAGGTACGCCACAAGGGCGTCCACAAGGTATTTCTGCTCGGCCACAGTGAAACCATTGCGAGGGACGTCAGCAACCAGGTAAGTTGACTGGGAGCTGACGACGTTCTGCGATGGAACCAGAGGGTCGGCAGAAGTTTTCGACTGGCTCAATCGAATGACCCGCCGAGTGCGCTTCCCATAGGTATGGGAGACATTCAGCTGGACCAGACGGTCTGACGAGGAAAACTCGCCAGCAGTCTGGCCGGCGCCAGTTCGCGGAAGCGAAGTGGCAACGGCATTGATTGTAACTGACTGAGGGTCTGAGTATGACACGAGCGCGTCCAATGCGGTTGGTTGGAGACACGACCGGATGGTCGTGCCAGCCACGCAAGACAGCGTAGCTTGTCTCTACGAATCTCTTCGCAGAGAGGTGGGACCCTTAGTTAGACCAAGAGCCCCGAGGATGGCCCACTGCGTGCCTGTGAAGGCTGCAGTGTTCAGGCCAAACCCATAAGGCGTCGCTTGAGTACGCTTCTTCTCGATGACTTTCGTCTGAGAGTGAACAGAAGACGCCGAAATCTCCAGCCCAGGATATAGGGCAGGAATCGGAGTGAAAACATCACGCACCGCTTCAGTTTGGTGCATGATGTATCCGTACTTAAGGACAAGTGCATCGTTCGCCAGGTTTTGGACGTTTGACACGAAGGTGCCAGCGTCCGCAAACCAGTCGAACAACCAGGTCCATGGGGACAGGTTCCACAGGGTTTCAGCATCAAGCTTGAAACCAAGAAGGTG